ATATCGTAAAGTCTATGATACAATGTATACTGCTTTGGAACCTTCATCTATTCCACAAGCTGTTTTGATCTTCGCTAAATATCAATATCAATCTGCATTTGCTGTTGATCCAGAGATCAACACTCTTGCATGTATGACTGAACTAATGTGTGACTGTAAATTTAAATGATCCTTTCTCCAGAAGATACTCTATACGCATACGGTAAGATCAACGAAGCTTACGGTTCTATCAACCGTATCGATGATTTCTTTCGTATGAAAAAAATTGAACGTATCAAAGAGATTCCTCCTACACTCTTTGGTTTGTCACATGAAGATGATCTGTTTCAGGACTTCTCGATGCATCCTGAAGATATGAACTTTCGTATTGTTCAACCAGATCACAGCACGTTCAATACGCTTCTGGAAATGACAGCTTCTTTTACCTATGAGGAGGCACCAGGTAAAGAGATGAAATTGATGGTCCAGGAGACGACCACAGGGACCGCTGTGGGGTTCATCAAACTGGGTTCACCTATCATCAACTCTAAACCTAGGAACGAGTACCTTGGAGGAACGCCTGACCTCACCATCTTCAACAAACGTGCGATCATGGGATTCATTATTGTTCCCACTCAACCGTTTGGATTCAACTATCTTGGTGGTAAACTTCTTTCCTTGATTTGTTGTAGTCACGAAGTTCGTGAGATGCTAAATAAGAAGTACGACACAGAAATGTGTTTGTTTGAGACAACTTCTCTTTACGGCAACATCAAAGGTACAAGTCAATATGATGGTCTAAAACCATACCTTCGTTATCGTGGTGATACTGAGTCTAAGTTTCTTTTGACTCTTCCAGATTTTATCTACCATGATTTGAATAAGTGGTTTACCGAGAGAAACAATGGTCCTTTGGTTCACAAAGGTGCTTCGAGTCGTAAACTCAAAATTCAAACTAAGATGATTTCTATCATCAAAAATTCTCTCAAGGAATATTATCCTGACTTGTATTCTGAGTTTGTATCATTCATTAAATCAAAACAAGATGTTACAACTCAGAAACGTTTTTACATGTCTGATTATGGATATGAAAATGTGAAAGATGTTTTGCTCGGTAAGACCGAAACTCTTATTCCAAACAAACAAAACTTCGATAAGTTCTATCTGGACAACATGGTTCAGTGGTGGAAACGTAAAGCTTCTAACCGATACAAAAAACTTATTGGAGATAATTCTGTAAGAACAGAACTAGAAGTTTGGAATGCTAATACTATGAACACCATTGATATTATCAGATGACTCTTACTAAATTTCTTATTGATCAGAAATTTGAAAAGACTATACGAATTCTTGTCTATCCCAATATCACTTTTTCGAAAGATCTAACAAAGGATAGTTATATTCAAGTGATCACAAATATGATTACTGAATTGAACAAGATTCGTAGTGATCTTTTCTTTTATCTAATCCTTCCAGAATTTCTGGAAATGCTAGACTTTCATAATACTAAACAGTTGATCATGAAAGTTCCAACGTATCCACCCACGATGCGTTCACATTTTGATGTTGAGCATTTCAGAAAACTTATCAATCATGATCTCGATATTGATCTAGTATTCTCACATTTACCAGAGCATACACATTCGGTGAAGAATGTAATCAGTAATGTGACACACCACAGTCCTTCTTATTTTGGGTATTGTCATTGGTTTGACTTACACGATGTTGTTGCTTGGAGTCAACCAAGTTTCAATCAAAATATTCTTGGTGTGTTGGAGATGCAAAAGTGCTATCTAAATACACAGAGTCAAAAGAATCTTGTAATGAATCAAGCTTCTGAAGTGTTTAACAAGGGAACTATTTCTAAACTGGATGATATTCTTACACCACATCATCTGGGTGTAAAAGAAAAAGATATTGTTGAACCAAATCAATCAACAGAAAAACTAATTGTTTTTAATCACCGCCCTGATACATACAAAGATTTTGGTAACTTTATGAAAGTTCTAGAGTCTCTGAGGGAAGATAGACAAGATTTTACCGTATGGATCCCACTACTAGAAAAATCAGACAAAAGTTGGATTACTACAGAGAAATTCAACAAGCAGCGTTACTACAAAAAGCTACAACAATGCCGAGTAGGTTTTTCCCCGAAACAAGTTTATGGAGGATGGAGCGTATCAACGACTGATGGTATTATGAATGGGTGTCCATATATCATGTATGACGCTGATTATTATCAAGAACTAAATCCTACTGCAGATTTCTTTACTGAAAATTCTGATGCAGTTAGGTTGTTGAATATGTATCTTGATGACAATAATTATCGAAACAGTATGTCTGTAAAATCTCAACAATACATCAGAGAAAATTTGATCTATAAAGATGAGATTCAAAAAATGAGCGAGTACATTGATGACATGATTAAACGTCAGAAATATGTACAGTCTGATGTAACCGAAAAACTTATCTCAGTCATTAAATCAAAGGAACAAGTTACTAAAAAAGAATTATTTAATTCTTATCTTGGATGGGGTAGAGGAATTAACTTTGGTCCATACAGAAGAGCTCTACTCAAAAACAAAAACATTTATGATACAATAGATTCTACACCACATTATTGTTGGATTGAATAGTTATGTGGAGAATATGGGCAAAAGCACTAGGTGAAAAATATGGAAAGACAGACAGAGAGGCTGATACTATTGCTGGCATACGCACCCTTATTTTTATTTCTTACTTGGTTACCAACCTTTTTATTATTAGTGGAGTAGTGAGGCACTGGAATGACGGAACTGAAAGACTGGTTGAATTCAATCAATCAAACAAAAAAGAATATTCTCGATGAAGATCTAAACCTAGAAAAAGAATATCCTCCATTCATTATCAACAAATGCATGTCTGGATTTATTGAGACTGTATTGATTGCTAATGAAATGAATATTCATCCAGATCTTCCTAAAAAAATGCAATATGATTTTTTTATAAATATTGTGAGACCAAGGAAAAGATTTTCTCCTTGGATGAGAAAAGAAAAACACGACACTTTAGATCTCATCAAAAAATACTATCAGTATAATGATGAAAAAGCGAGGAGTGCTCTTAAAATTCTAACAAAAGATCAAATTGAATTTATTAAACAAAGGATGAATACTGGAGGTAAAAAATGAGTGACGATCTTGAGTACAAGTGGTCCGCAGATCAAATGGTTGAAGTGACACTTAAAGAACCAGATGATTTTCTAAAAGTTCGTGAAACACTCACTAGGATTGGTGTAGCTTCACGAAAGGAAAAGAAGATCTATCAGTCTTGTCATATTCTCCATAAACAAGGTAAATATTATATCGTACACTTTAAAGAACTTTTTGCTTTAGATGGCAAAAAAGCAAATCTTTTTAACAACGATATCCAAAGACGCAATCGCATTGCTCAACTATTGAGCGATTGGGGATTGGTTACCATTGTAAATTCTGAAAATATTGCCGACGCAGCTCCTCTAAGTCAAATCAAAGTCCTTTCTTACAAAGATAAAGGTGAGTGGACTTTAGAGAGTAAGTATAATATTGGTAAAAAGAAAACGGTTGCTCAATCTGCGTAACCATCGTCTTCTTGTTCTATATAAGCATTATCCAAATATTCTAGATAAGAACTAGTGTCTGAGTAAATCTCGGATTCTAGTTCTTGTAGTATAAGCTTAAGTTTCTGGTGGATAACTTTAAGTCTTGATTTTTCCATAACTAGTCTCGTTTTACTATGTATGCTAAAGGGGAGATGGTCAGTCTCCCCCTAGGTTACTACATGAGTATTCTCCTGCATATGTGCTTACATTCGTGCTGGTTTAACGCATCGCATTCGATTAAACATTCATAGTAATCATTTAATTTTTGATTTTCAGTATCCATTAAAGTGATACTGTTATCAATAGAAAGTAGTTGATCTTCAACATCAACTTCATCTAAAGTATTTTCAAAATGTCTCCACTCATCGAGCTGAGATCGAGAAAGTAAGTTGTGCATTTGTCACCTCCATATAACTTGGTACATAATGAAGGGAGGAAGTTTGGTTCATAGTACACCTCTCATAATTCTATAACTATCTATAATAGTTTATGTATCGTAGTATACATTTGTGTCTTTTTTACATAAGTACAAAAAAAGAGAGGGTTTGTTACCCTCTCCAATCTTACTTGACTTTCCAGTTTAACTTGCTAAGTGACTTAAGACTAACCCATTTAGCATAGTGTACACCACGGTACGTTAAGAACGCAAAGGTTCTTTCTGG